ATATTGGTATCTCCAACTTCCCAATAATGTAAGCCACGATTACCCCATTCCTGAAATAATACGTTTAATGATCTTCTTGCAGTTGATAATTGATAACCACTTACTGCTGAAATACCAATTCGCTCATAAGCTTCTTGAATAATTTCATCAACGGCGAAAGTCTTGTCGAAAGTGACTGTACCAGAAGTAGTATTTGCCATGGGCTACCTCCTAGTATGACTTACTTAACTCTAGAATAATTGTATACGCATCGTTAGATGTGTGATGTAAAGTTGTTAAATCAATATCACCAGTAATACCACCACCAGCATTATTTTTAATTCCACCAAAAGATCTAAAATCAAAATGTCCATTAGTAGGTTCTAAAGCTATTCCGGCACCTAAAATTAATCCTTTAACGTTAGATGAAGCATCCCATTCTAAATCAATTCTCATGCCTGAAATTGCATACCATACTTGTGTAATATGAACTCTTGTACACGTAGCACCATTGCTTGATGAAGCTGCTAAAGCTGAGACATCAACTTTTTTTACTGATGATTCGCCTGAACCATCAGAGATATTTGTAAATTTCATAACAGCGACTCTATCGCCGTCAGATAATGTTTGACTTGTTACTGCGTCTGCCATTTTTTCCTCCTGTTAGAGAGAGGGAGCCGAAGCTCCCGCTCTATTAAAGTTTATTTTATTACAGATTCATCCAAACTAATGAATACTCTGAATCTGCAGAAACACACATAACTTGTCCGATTGCTTGACTTTCCACCTCTACGTCAGCGTCCAAAGGTTCAACTGCTCCTGCAGTTGTATCTGAACGAACACATGGTGATGTTAGTACAAGAGTACCAGAAGTTAATAATGCAGCTGGTCCATGAGTTTGGAACCAACCATAATAACTAGCAGTCATGTCAATTGTTGTTGCACCCACGCAAGCACCAGTATGTGTAGTCGGAGCTACAACAACTGCTGAGTATGGGTTAGGCATTAAAGTTAATTGAGAACTAGTTGTTAACGCTGTTGCTAAATCATCGTAACAAGTAATAATAACACTTGGATCATCCGAGTGATCGTGAGCTGGGTGAGACTTAACTTTTAAACATTGTCCTTCACCATTCACATCATTAACAAATAGATAACCTTCAGCATATTGATTAGCTGTAAGATCTGTGTCTCCAGCTGTTTCAATAGATATTGCTGTTTCACCAGCTGCAGTTGTTGCAGTAGCAGCACAGTTAGTGTGATTAGCAACTTCTGTTACGTGTTGTACGAGTTTTCCAGCAGTAATCGCTGAACCACCATTAAGTCCATATCTGAATTTTCTGTCATTGTAAATTAATTCACTTCCTAATGGAAATAATTTAGATGAACTTTCAGCGAATGGATCTACAGTTGCTGCAGAACTACTAGCTTTACCGATCATTAAATCAGTAGGTCCGTAACCTGATGCAGCTGTATATTTCCAGTGTGCTCCATTTACGGTTATTGGCTGTCCTGATGAATTAACAGTAAATTTATCTGTGTATGCACCAGTTGCAGCTGTTTGCGCGGAAACTTTAAGACCAGATTCTGCTCTTACTGTTCCCTTAAACGTTGTGTTTGCCATAATATTCCTCCTAGAATATTTTAAATGTAGTCCCTAGGGGAATGTCGACTATACGCGTCTACATTTAATTTTTTTTAAAATTTGTATAGTGGCAAATTTATATGTTATTTTTTAATAGAGTGCAAGAGATCCCTGCATAAAAGTACGATTTCAGCGATGTGGCGTTTATCTAAGTTGCCACAGAAACTTGGGGGGCAGAATTTTGAACTGCGTTTTCAACATCGGCAATTCTACGTTCTTCCAGTTTGATCTCAGTAATAATACCTTTAATTGTATTATCAATTTCGACCATGTTAAGAGTATATTTGCCATTTTGCTCATACTCCAACTGCCACCTCAACTCCAAGGACCTTTTCTGTTTGTATAGGTCTTCGGTCATTTATAACCTCCTCATAGGTTATTCTACGGGTATCTCGAAACATTCCCGTTGATTCCCACTTTATACTCTTTTCTCCTAATTTGTCAAGGATAGATTGTTCAATAGATTCACGATTATCCCCCGCTAAAACTTCAAATTTAGCGTGATAGTCATAAGCCCATATCTGTACTAGGAATTTTTTAAGCATTTCTTACCTTATTTGCAAAATGTGGCGGAACTATGTCCCGCCACAAATTTATTTTGGATTACGCACCCTCTACACCGAAGATACCTCTATAGTCAGATACTCCAAACGAGTATCTTTCTCTAGCTTTGTATCTAACGTTGCCAGTATCAAAATCACCTTCCATAGCAGTTTTTAAAGCTGCTCTTTGGAACATTTTCATACCGTTAGGGACATCAGTAATGATGTACCAACTGTCTGTATCAGTTAAGAAATTGTTCACTCTATAACCTTGAGGAACCATTCCCATTGATACTACAGCGTTGATATCATTATCTGCTGTTCCAGTTCTGCCTGGAGATTTCATCAATCTCTCAGCATTGAACTGATTAGCTGAAGGAATAACCATTTTCATTCCTCTTGCTGCGACTCTTAATCCACGTTCATCCGTCATGCCAGCAATGTCAATCAATGCTTGCTCTAAAGATGTTTCGTTTAAGTCTGCTTGCGTAGTTAAAGTATTTTTAACTGCTGTTCCGCTAACCGTTGCGTGATTAGTTGAGAACAAAGATACAGCATCACCAGAATCAAAATTATCCGTTGAAGGAAGACCTTGAATCAAAGGTGTTACTGCTTTTACTTGTTTCGCATTAGACATAGATCTTGCTAAAGCTTTTGTATATCTAGACGCAAGTCTGTCATACAAATTGTCCTCAATAGCTTCTTCAGTTATTGAGAATGCTAAAGCAATAGTGTCGTGTGTGTAACGTGCAGTGTAAGTTTCTTGTGCTTCATCGTAAGAAATACCAGATCCTTCCACTTTAACGTTTGCGTTTGCAAAACCACTTAACATTACTTCTTCTTCAAAAGCTCTGTCAGATGATTCTGTTGTATAAATTTCAGCGTGCTGATTTTCATACTGTTTGTACTCCAGGCCGAATAGTGCATTCAAACCTGGTTCTAGTTCTTTCACTAGCTGTGCTCGTGATATTGCCATGTTATTATGCTCCTATGTTCCAGATCCGACAAATTCGGACAAGTTAGAAACAACTTCTAGAGAACAATAAGCTGCTGTAAGGTCGTTGTTTTCAACTTCCTCAGCACTTCTTAATAATCTCCAAGAGTGTGTTGTTGCATGCGTTGCGCCGATGTCAAGAGTTGTTGACGATTTACCTGTTGAAGTACTTCCGCCTGTATTTGCATACACGGAGAAAGTTTCCATAAACTTCACGTGAGCTGCAGGAACATTAGCTGCTACTGCTGCATCTGAAGCTATAGTATACTTCTGGAAAGGATAATCATTAACAAACGCTTGTGTGTCTTCACTGTTTGCTGGAGTAATTGTTGCGTCATACCAATGCGCCCAAGTGGGTTTATTAGTAGAAGCTGCTGTATAGTAGATTCCGAACAGTACACCCATCGTCGTAACGGTAGTTGCACTTTCACCAGTAATCATATAACCGCCTGTCGATTTCATCGCCATGCCGTTAAAAAGATCAACTGTTGCTGCAGAATCAATCCAGTACTGAGATAGACCTTGAGTCGCAGGTGTATTACCTAACGTTCCATTTGGTCTGAACCCAAAACCGGCTGAGTTTCTATTAGCCATGTTTTACTCCTTAATGTTTACATAAATGTAAACGGGTTGATTTAAATCGATGAGTAGGAATAGTTAAAAAATTAACTTTTCTTTGTACCACCGAAGGTTACGCGAGACTGCCTACTTACGTCAATAGGCATACTCTTATGCTCTTCCTTCATTAAATCGTTTTCAACCGCTTCGTTCTGACCTTCTGCTTGTTTAGCAAAATATTCAGTCCGAGACTTCGCAATTTCTTCGGGTACCCTTGCGAGTACAAGGCCACCAACCCCGATAATCCCCTTGTATTTTCCTTCAGTGACTACAGGATAATCTTGATCTTTATATTCATCGGCTCTCACCAATTCATAACCGGATCTTAATCTTCCAGAGATATTTTTAGTGTCTTGAAACCCTAAACTCTCTGCCCGTATCCATCTGTGCCTGAATCCATCAGGTGCAGGGGGTGCATCTAGAGAAGATGGAGGAGTCCACACTTTTGGTCTTTCAGTATTTGACCGTGTTTGACTCGCACGAGAAGTTACTTTTTTTTCGTCTTTTTTCATATGCTACGCTCCTTCCGTGAGTTTTATTTGTTTTGCATATTCTTCGAGTGGCACACCTAATTTTTTAGCAATTGCTACCTGTGAAGGTGTGAGTCTCACAGTTTGGCGTCCTGGTTTAACGCTTCTTGTCGCAGAAGCAACCGTCTGAACGGGTTCGGACGTTTTTCTATTTCCACTTCTATCAAATTTATGAGGAAAGTCAACTCTTATTCTTTTGTCAATTTCCTGATAATAATCATTTGATTTTGGATCAAATCCTTCTTTTTCGACTAGATCCTTATGGATTTCAAAAGCTGTAAACGTCATAGCTCGGTCTTGACCGAACCATCTGTTTTTTCCAGCCCAATCTTCAGCACGAGGATCAGGATCCGGCAAACGTTGAGGAGTTTGCTGAGGAAGATATCCTCCATGCGAAAGTCTAGGTTCCGCTACAGATTCTTCTTCTTTTCCTGCCTTGGTTGCTGCTAATTT